ATTAAGCAATCTTAGTGTTTAAGCGGAGGCTCTAGAAGAACCTTTACAAGTAAGATTAGATAAAATGAAAGTTTAAGATGTTATAAAATTTTTGAGAGATAACGTTTAAGCTTTTATAGTATCAAGTTTTGACTTGCATTAAAAAGAGACGGCTTTGTTTAATGGAGATTTCGTGGAAGATGTTAGCTAACAGCACGTTATCGTCCATACCTCTAGTGAAACTTTCCTATTTAGGAGAGAAAATTGGTCTGTAGATTATCCTCCATACTAGTGTGGATAATAGACATACAAAAGATAGATAGGTGTATCATCTTATATTTGTATTGTAGAAAATCATGTACAATACGATGGACCAATGTATCACAAGAGGTAAAGAGTTAAAGGTATCCCTATGTAATAATTAGCAATAAATGACGCATGTTATTAGTTTAAAGCGTTAACAGAAAATTACTTTTATGACTTAAATATGCTTGATGCTTTTAGGTCATTAATTATTGCTAGCCCTGGATTTATGGCTTCAAATGTGGAAAATGTATTAAGTAAATACAAATTGAGGTTTTACGGGTAATCATAGGAGGTGTATGGCTTAGATGTTCTTAATGACAACTATGGAGAGATCAACACATTAATGTTAGGGTCATTATATTAAGCATACAGAGAGTCATTGCTCCAAAAATCACAGACAGATTCTATGGTCAAATTAACATAAGAATCTTGGATACACTAATTGTAAGATGAAAAATTAGATTAATTTAACTATAAAACATCCTGTGATTTTAATAGACTCGTTGTATATATAGGAGATGAGACCTATATATACAAAATAGATAATCCATATATTACTCCTGAAGAATTCTTTTATTCTCAAACATTTGATAAAATGAGTATATTATTGGATACATTCCCAGTGTTTTCTAAAACAAACATGTTGTAAGCTACTAAATAAGTTAAGTAAGCTATAAGATATACAGAGTATAGAAACGCGTTTGATACATTGGGTGAAGAATTCTTTAGAGACATTAAAAATAGAGCCGTAATCATTAGAGAAAAACCAGAAAAACCTTGGTGGGCTAATTTAGTGTTAATAATACATAGAATACTTTATAGAATCTCATCCAGGTATAGAGATAGTACAGCAGATAAATTATATCCGGTAAACAGTTAAATAGGTTGTAGATCTAATACAAAAGTTAGATGTGTTCATATGGAAAAATTAAATTTTTTAAATCCACACATTAGAAATAAACTTATATTAGAAAATTTCTCTTTATACAACTTGAAAGCTGATGAATAAATTATATCGTTTTCTACTGGGTAATAAGTATATGACTATTACCTGTAGTATTGTACGTGTGACAGAAATTACCTTAAAAGAAAGATTAATAATGATATACCTGAATTTTCTAAAGATATGGTATATGCATCTTATGGTAGTTGTCCTTTGAACGCTATAGCTGCAATGTTGGGTAGACATGGATACACTATGTTAACATACGAAGAAGAAATAGTGTAGGAATTCGAAGATTTTGTTAAAAAAGGTAAATTTATGGACAAGATTTTTGACGAAGTGAAAAACATGTCATTAGAAGAGAAAAGTTGGATGTCATATTACGAACATGTGAAAGCAACCAACCCATAGAAGGCTAATATGTACGAATAAGGAAGAATGCGTGCTATGTAAGGAGAAAAATTAAGTTACACTTACGAATGCTTTTCAAAGAGTGGGGAATGGTTTACATATAAGAATTACGAAGATTTAAAATTAAAATCTAATCGTCCAAGAAATATTTTTAATCCGCCAACATGGATAAAAGCAATAGGAGGGCATTATAATTACATTCTACTTAAAGCTTTTAAGAAAGCATATCCGCACTATGTAGGTAATTATAATTTACAATAACTTGAATAACATTTTGAGAAAGAGTTTGAAAAGTTTATAAGCCCGAAATCTATAGCAATTGATGGAAGTAGTCACGATTCCCATTAACATGCCAGACTAATACAAATAGTTGATAATTTATTAGTAGACGTAACTTTTGATCACGTTTTTGGCTGTATGGATTTACCAGGGTTTTTGTATGAACCTGTGTACGAAATTTTGACTGCTTTGACTGTTAAGGTAATTTGTTATTAGAGAATAGGAAATAAAAGGAGAGTTCTTTATAAAACCTTAATTAATGGTACGGTATTTAGTGGCCATCCATCAAGAACAACATTAGGTAATTCTTTAAGAGTAATGTTGTACAATTTATTTATGCTATAGAGAGCTGGAATAACTAAATTTTCATTATCCGTAGGAGGAGATGATACTTTTATATTAGTTGAAGAAAAAGATTTGGAAAACTTCAGAAAATAATTTAAAAGATGTTATTCCCCTTAACCATCTGGTTAATACGGATTAGGTTAATGTGCTCGTTTCATGTAAGTACTACCTGATTTCACCATCGATTTTTTAAGTCGAATAGGTTTGTATAAGAATGGGAAGGTTTATATGTACCGTAATATAAATAGAGTTATATTTAATTAATTATGGAGTGATTCCAAAGCTACTGAGTAAGAGATATATAATGCGTAAATGTACGGATTATTAGCAGTAGGTAGGACATAATATAACTTTGATTTATCTAGGAAATATACTAGAGTAACTTTGTCTAAAAATATATTAAAACATGTAAGAGATATTTTAGGCTACTAGTATTAAACTACGGACAATGTATTAGAACACTATTTGAATTCGTTGTTATCAGCCTCCGTTGACCTGTATGGCGATGACCTTTATAACGATTTAATAGTAAAAGTGGGAGATTCAAAAGGAGTTAATAAAGACTATTATCAAGATATTAAATTAGCAATAGAATTTACTGATAATGATATTAATTAAACTTTGGAGCATGCAGGAATGAAAAAGTTTATCGGATCTAGATAATAGAGCCCTACTTTTTCCTATACAGTTAGCCTAACTAGTACTGTATAGTAAGCCAGTTAATAAACCTAATACAAGACCGGGAAGACCATCGGCTAAAAAATCAGTCTCCAGTTTGAGGTAGTCAAACAGAATAAGAAGTTACTAACAATCTCATATGTTAGCGTAACCTGCGTTAGAGGTAGTACCTAAAGATAAGAAATAAAGATAGGTACACGATGACACAGTGGTTGATTCAACCACAAGTTTCATAGGGGTCAACGATAAGTAGTCTAGAAAGAAATTGACCCTTAAATCTGCATCTTTTAATTTATCAGAAAAGAAAGAATTGAATAAATTAAAGAATTAAGTTGCATAGATTTAAAAATAACGTTCCAAAGCTCCGAAATCTAAGAATATAGAGTAAGTAATCAGAGACATCAAAGGTTCAAGAAATAAGTACTTTGATTAACCAGTTTACAATTAAAAAGATAGAGTGTCCAAATATTATAAATCAGTGCTAGCGCCGTTTTCAACTGAGGTGTCTAGAGGTCCATCTGATTTTTATATGCCTACTTCAATATTGGATTATAAGTATACATTTGATGTAACTTTTGGTAATACAGCAGGAGTGTGTGTATTATACCCACATTTTATGGTAGGATAATAAACAACTAACTCACCTTGTTGGTTAAATACATAAGCATATGCTAATTTGAATGGAGGATAATTTTTAGGAAATGCTGGTATTAACGTTGTTTAAAGTCCATTATTTGGTTATTGGTCCAGTTAAGCAGGAAGTACAAATACCAATGCCAGATGGATGTCAGCAAGAGTGGTACGTTGTGGAATGCGTATTATACCATAATCCAATATTTAAACAAAATAAGGAACTTTAACAATAGGAATGGTTCCAGGAAAGACAGAAGCTGTTGGTAACAGTTCAAATTCATTACCTTCAGTTTAATAACTGAGATAATATCCAACTTCATACGAAGTAGGCTTGGCAACTCTAGGACCCACTGGGACTGATTACATTTGGTTACCTTTAGACCCTTAAGATCTGATATTTGCGTAAGGAACCGTTAGCGATTCAGACGAATCTAATAATGTATTTAGATCACCTATTATCGCTTTATTTACGGGATTATCAGTAAACGATTCATATCACATTTAGGTTACTATCGCATATGAATACGTACCAGTTCCATCGTTCGAATCATGGGCTCCTATCTAGCCTTCAGGAATAGATACAACAGTGACCAGGAATTTAAACAAGATTATCTAGAATGATTTACCTGATGCGATTAATGGTAAATTGGGAGATAAGATGTTTAATGTAGGTAGACAAGCCGTAGGACAGCTTGTTGGTAAATATAACCCAGTGATGGGAACAGTGTATGATATGTTGACCGGTTGAGTGTAACATATTTGAAAAATTAATCTTTACTTTTATATATATTTATTTATACACTGCTTATGTTTACTCTACGAGTCCGACCTGAGAGTGCCGTGGGAAACGGCTTAAAAATCCCAATCCCCC